GCGAGTCCTATCAGTGATATTCAACAATCAGTAGGGCGAATTTTGCGGGAAAAAAAGGAAAATAGGAAATATACACCATTAACAATTGATATTTATGATGATTTATCAGTTGTTAAAAATAAAGGTTATAAACGACTTAAATATTATAAATCAAATGGTTATATTATGAAAAATTATATGGAAACTTTGCCAATGTCAAATGAAAAATACGAAACTGAAGAAAATGATGACATTAAACCAGCAGAAAAACATAAACTTAATCTTTTCATTAATGATGATGATGATTAGAAAAATAAAAACTATCTATTATTTAGATATGGATAGTATATTCATTTTCATTACAATAATAATAGCAATAATACTATTATTACTTATAGTTAATCGTGATGTTAATCAAGAATTAAAAGCTACTAATAATCAAGAATCAAAAGCTACTAATAATAAAACACAAATGAAATTATATGATGATGTTGTTGATATCAAAGGTTATAATAAAGAAAATACTTATTCACTTGTAGGTAATGAAGAAGATTATAAAGGAGTTGTTGAAGGTTATGAAAATGAATTGATTTATGAAAACACTCTTAAAAGCGGTGATTATACAAATCAATTTAAGGAAATAGATTTTAGCAAAATTCCGAAAACTAATAATCAGATTGGTTTTAATCCTCAACCAAGAGATAGTGATGAAATGAAATTACCTTTTGCAAATATAAATGTAAATTGTTTATAAATCATTGATTGTTTTTATATTTATAGAATTATTATTAATATCTATATATTGATATTTATTTGTTCCGAAAGCTCTCGAAATTCCAGTATCACAATAAACAATTTGTTGGTCTAAAATCGTAACTTGTGGAACTGCTGTATGACCTAAGAACATTAAGGAGACATTAAGTTGTTTAAATAATTCGCCGGTTTCATTAATATCATTTAAATGTCTATTCCATAAAATACCATTAGAACCGATTATAATAGAATCAAGAATTTCTTTATCTTCGAGTTTTATTTTACCAGTATTTAAATAATTTTCCCAAATCTTATTAATATAAAATATATCTTTATTATTTTTTCTTAAAATTTCTAAATGATTTTTATTAAATTTTGCGTGACAAAAAAGCAAATCTTTTATCTTTAATATCAGCGGCCTTTTTGCGAGTATTAAGGCAATTGACCCTTGAGGTTTAAATAAATTAGTTCTGATTTCTTCTTTTATATTTAAAGGTGAAACATAAGAAAAATCACCAATTACATTCATAAGTTCATGATTTCCTATGAGTGAAATACAGCGACCACCTTTTACTCTTGCTATATTATCTAAATGTTCAGTAAAATAAATCATTTCATAATCATTCAAAACCTCCCAATTTTCATTAGTGCTTCTATTAAGACTATCGACTTGATCGCCCAATTGAACTATAATTGTATTTGATGGTTCAGCAATCCATTCAAAATTATTATTAATAATAGACGCATCTATTAAAATTGATTTGAAACGCTTTATATCACCGTGAATATCTCCAATAATAATTAAACGATTGATATCATTATTATTTAACTCAAAAATATTTGAATTATACATTATATTAATAATAATAATTTAAATTGTATTAAAATAATTCAATTTATAAAAATAATGAGTTTATTTATATTTATAAAAATTGTCGAACAAGATGCACATCATCGATCGCAACGAGTTTCCTATTAATATCAACTTCGCAATTTCCGAACTTCAGAGGTCTAACTTCTGGAGGGTGATTGAGCGAAAGCGAGATTATGCAATTTTCAAGGCAAAACATAGTTATATTGTTGTGATTATTAGGGAGCGAAATTACTTTCTTGAGAAATTTAGGTCACTCAAAGACGCTATACCATTCGTTTATGGTATGCTTATCTGAGTGATTTGAAATCAAAAAGAAAAACAGAAAGAAATTTTTGTTTTTTAATAATAATAATAATAATAATAAAAATAATAATTATAAACTATTGATAAACCAGCAAGAATTTACCATTTTTGAGAAATTATTAAAAGTTGATGTCGTATTTTTGGCAAGATGATAAGTATTTTCTTCGTGTTTATTTTTGTTTAAATTAAAATTATAAATGAAATCTTTAATAACAATTAAGTTTTTATTATCATTCAAATGTTTGAGTTTTAATTCAATATTGCTTATATCATTTACATTAAATAATTTATTTTTATCTTCCAATGAAATCTTTTTATTTAATTTAAAAATGACTACATTATTTTTCAAATATAAAACTTTAGAAGGTATAAACAAACATAAGTTTTTATTATAATAAAGTTTCATATTTGCTTAATTATTATTTTTTAAACTTTTAAATAAATAATTTTGTATTGTTTTTTTTAATTATAATAAATAAATGATTTATCTTAATACAATTGAATATTGACCAATTATGGAAAAACGCCGTGAATTGAGCAAATATAACATCTTCGTCCAGCAGATGATGCCGATGTTGTGCGAATTGGAGCGAGAGAAACCGAAGGAATTGAGGCGCCGTCCTTGTCAATTGATGAAAGTCATTGGTGAGTTATGGCAAATCAGGAAGAGAGATAATATCAACATTTCAGCTGAACATTTCAATCTTCTAATGAAATTTGCATCATCTGTTGTTTGATTTTCAAAGATCAATGATTTCGTGACAAAAGCCCCACTTTTTGGCTTTTTCTGAATCGACAATAAGAAAGCGACGATTAATCATTTTAATATCTTCGATATTCATTTTTGTTTTTTTCTTTAAAATAGTTTTTATTACTGTCATTAACATCTTTGTATTTTTAAGATTATCATCTATTAAAATGCTATTATTCATATTATAAAAATAAATAAGATTGCATATTATAAAAGTATGTCTGTACATATAAATCTTATCGGCAAATAATAATGGTATTAAATTATCAATGCTTATTGGTGTATCAATCACCGCAAATTTTAAGTTATTGATTCCGGCAATTCGCGGAATGACATTTAAAGTCTTAAATATATTTTTTTCATTTAAGATATCAGTTGAAGTTATTTTAATTTCATTGCTTGCATTGCTTGCATCAGTCTCTTTTTTTTTCTTTTTATTTATATCACAAGTTTTATGAATTGGATAAATGATATAAGGAGTTTTCAAATGTGAAACATTCGATGTCATTATAGATAAATCTATGTTACTTGTGAATGAATCGCAAGATAATGGTAAATGAATAACTTGTTTATAATCATTTAATAAATTTGATATATTAACTTTAGGAATTTCTGAATAATTATTTTTATAATCAATTACTCTATCAACAACTCCTTTTGATAAGCAAGTTTTATAATCAAGAAAAAGATTATGTTGAAGCAATGACATCAATTCATCTTGTGAATATTTCGTTTTCTTTAAATACATATCAATAATAATATTAAAAAAGTTATCAATTTCTTTTATTGAATTTACAAAAAATTCTCGTTTATCATTTATAAAACCTGAGATTGAATATTCGTGTAATAAACAATAACCATATTTATTCATAATTCTATATGGACTGCTTACTGATAAAAAGGTTGCGGCACTGCAACTATAATTATCAATCATCGTAGCAATTGGCATCTTACTTGTTTTAAAAATAGTTAAGAAACGCAAACCAGCTTTTAAGTGACCTCCAAATGAACAAATATGAATTAAAATTGGTTTTGGATTCTCCATTTCATTTGCAGATTTTACTTTTGAAATTAATTCATCAATTGATTTATCATTTACGGGCGAAGAGAAATAAACATGAGTTAATTTATCTGAATAAAAATCTTTATCGTTTAAATTTGCGAAAAAATTATCCATTCTTCTTATTATTAAATCTAAAATATATTTAAAGATTATTTATATTTACTTTAAATATCCTAATAAGAATATGTCAAAAGAAGATTGTGTTGGTATTGGTATTGATCTCGGAACTACCACAAGTTGCGTCGCTGTTTGGATTGGTGATCGTGTTGAAGTAATTCCTGACCATCAGACCGGATCAAGAATTATTCCTTCTTATGTTTCATTTACTGATGAAGAAAAATTAGTAGGTGATGCATCAAAGAATGTTTCGACTATGTATCCAAAATCAACTCTTTATGACATCAAGCGTCTTATTGGTCGCAAATATGACGATTCACACGTTCAAGCTGATAAAAAGCTATGGTCTTTTAATGTAAAAGCTGATGATAATAATAAACCAGTTATTAATGTTGATTATAAGGGAGAAAATAAGAATTTCTATCCTGAAGAGATTTCAGCGATGGTTCTTTCTCGTCTTAAGGAAACAGCCGAGGCTTATTTGGGACATCCTGTTAAAAAGGCAGTTGTGACAGTTCCCGCGTATTTCAATGATAGCCAACGTCAAGCAACTAAAGACGCTTGTGTTATTAGTGGTATGGAATGTCTGCGAATTATTAATGAACCAACAGCTGCAGCAATTGCTTATGGTCTTGATAAGAAGTCTGAAAAAGAAACTACTATTCTTATCTTTGACGAAGGCGGTGGCACTCATGACCTTTCAGTTCTTTCACTTGACGGTGGAATTTTTGAGGTAAAAGCGACAGCGGGCGATACTCATCTTGGAGGTTCTGACATTGACAATCTAATTGTTGATTATCTTTGTGATGATATTAAGAAGAAACATAAGAAAGATGTTAAGGAAAATCCAAAGGCTCTTAAACGTCTAAATATTGCTGCGGAGAGAGCAAAAAAGAATCTTTCATCATCTACAACAACTACTATTGAAGTTGAGTCACTCATTGATGGTATTGATTATTCAACAACTCTAAGCAAAGCTAAATTTGAACAATTGGCTGATAGTTTCTTTAATAAGTCAATGGAACCAATTTCAAAAGTTCTAAGTGATGCTAAAGTTTCAAAGAGTGATATTGATGAAATTGTATTGGTTGGTGGAACTACTCGTATTCCTAAAATTCAAGAACTTCTAAGCAATTATTTTAATGGCAAGTCTTTGAATAAGAGTTTGAACCCTGATGAAGCGGTTGCAATTGGTGCAGCTATTCAATGTGCTATTCTCACTGGTCAGGGAAATTCAAAGACAAATGAATTACTTCTTTTGGATGTTACTCCACTTTCACTTGGAATTGAGACATCAGGAGGAGTAATGACAAATATCATTGATAGAAATACTACAATTCCTACAAAGAAATCACAAACATTTTCAACTTATTCAGATAATCAGCCAGGTGTTGATATCAAGATTTTTGAAGGTGAAAGACAATTTGTCAAAGATAATAATCTCCTTGGTTCATTTAATTTGAGTGGTATTCCTCCAATGCCAAGAGGACAACCAAAGATTACCATTGATTTATCAGTTGATGTTAATGGTATTCTTGAAGTGACTGCTAAAGAAGAAAGCACAGGTAAGACAAATAATATTAAAATTACTAATGATAAGGGGCGATTGTCTAAAGAACAAATTGAAGATATGGTTAAGGCTGCTGAGAAATTTAAAGATGAAGATATGAAAATGAAGGCGGTTGTAGAGGCAAGAAATGACCTTGAAAATTATCTTTATGGAGTTAAAAATAGTATTGCGACTAAGGCTGAAGGAGCACCTCCTAATTTCGATGAAGTCAAAGCAGAAATTGACCCAGTCGTCGAAGAAGGTATGAAATGGTTTGAAGAAAATCCAAAAGAAACAGCTGAAGTTTATAAAAATAAGCAAAAGGAATATACAGATAAGATTCAACCACTTCTAATGAAACTTCAAGGAGCACCTCAGGGAATGCCGCAAGGAATGCAAATGCCACCCGATTTTGACCCCTCAAAAATGCCAACACAACCTGAAGAAACTGACGAAAAAGAAGAATTAGATTAAAATTATTATTATCATTTATTTTTTCAAGTATTTATTTAAAAATATATTATTTATATAGAAAAATGGAGTATCACCCCCCCTTATTCAATTGATATACAAAATAAATTAAAAAATTTATTATATTATTTAACACATATATTATATACAATATATAATGATTATATTGAAAAAGCTAATGATGTAGATAAACGTAATTATATATCAGAAAAATTTAGTTATATTAAATGTATATATGATTTATTATTATCTCTAACTAATAATAATTACTTTCAAATTAAAGTTTTATTATTTAGAATAATTATTAATGACTATGATACTAAAATTAAAAACATTACAGATATGAAACAAATAGATCAAACACTGTATAATTATTTAAATTCATATATCGAAGATATTCATCATTATATAAATAGCTATCCTAATGAAAAATTATCAAGAGAAATAAATAATTTTAGAACATTAAAAACAGAACAAAATTATATATACAAAGTTTTTAATTATAACAAATTATTTAAATTATTAAATTTTTATAGTAATGATAAAACTACTGAAGAAGATATTTTAAATGTATTTTTATTTAATATAGATAAAATAGATCTTTATTTAGATAAAGAAAATAAAATTAATGGTGATGATGATTTAATAAAAATATTATTTGAAGACACTTCAATAATAAAAGTTTTAGAAGAATTGATTAAAAATTTTTTTAATACTTTTTTAAAACAAGAAAAATTAGAAAAATTGGAATTAAACAATTTTTTAAGGTTTATTGATATAAAGTTTCAAGCAAATATAAATCAAATTCAATATGGACAAGAAATATGTATTTCAAGCAAAGGAATATATTCAGGTAAAGTTTTAGGAAACTTTTTAGGAAAAAAAACAAAAAAATTTACTTTTTATGGTGGTTTTTATGATCAATCAACAATTGAAGATAAAATTGATACATTATTTAGATTAAAAATATATCCAGAAATTGAAAGAGTAAAAAGAGGATTTAATGAAGTAACTGCTATTCGAATACTTTTATTATATATAAGTAATAAAAATTTAAATGATTTAGATCAGTATTTTATCAATAACATATCACAACCACCAAAAGGAGGTTATAAAAGGACTAAACGACAATTGAAGAAGTATTAACGATTACCTAATAAATTGATTTAAACTTATTGATTATATAGAATAAACAAAAATGAAATATTATATTATTAAATATGCATCAATAAATGCTGGTATTTATATTTTAAATTCTATTTTGACATATTTTTTTACTTATGTAGTTGTTTTACATCTATTATGTTTTATTACAGTAATTGTAATTGTTGATGCGTTTCATCTTCAATATCAATTTAATTTATTAGAGTTAAAATATAATGATTTAAATAATAAGAATTTAATTGAATATGATTTAATTTCAATTAAAAATAAAATAGATACATTATTAACAACTGATAATAAGACTAATGAAAATCATATTATAAATATTGATATAAAAGATAGTGATTTTAATTATAAATCAGCAAAGAAGGCTCTCGGATGTTCTAAAAGTCTTTCTTTTGTTAGAAGGTCGCCAAAGAAAGATGAAGAAGTATCACCAATAACTGTTCAACATATTGGCGAAGTTATCAATTATATAAAATAAAAAAGTAATAATACTATAATATTTCATATTATAGTATTATTAAATATGCCGGAATAAATATCGGCGTATATTTCATTAGCTCTGCTATGTCAAATATAATAAACTCAAAAATAACCATACATTTGATAAGTTTTCTAATAATAATCGTTTTAATAGATGCATTAAATTTATTAGATGAATATAAATTATTAGAAATAAAATATAATGATTCGCAAAAAATACAAATCAAATTAACAAATGATTTAAAAGAAATTAATTTTAAATTTGATATATTCTTATCCAAAATTAAAAATAAAAAAGATTATAATATTAATGTCCAATATAAAGATGCAAATAAACCAAAAGATGATTTAAACAGCTTTTGTCTGTTTAAATCTAATAGTTTTACATTTAAGAATAAAAAAACAATATTCTAAATGTCATTATTTATATAATATGAATTGCGTAATTCCGGCAAATTATAATTTAAATATTTATGATTTATTCAATGATCCTAATATAATTGAATGTACATCAATATATAAATCCAAAATCTATACTTTTTCTAATTTTTCCTTATATACAAATAGAAAAAATATAATTTATCAAATATCTTCAAGTGTTTGTCTCGAATATTTATTAGATATACTGCACACTAAAGAAAATCTCATTATTAAAAAGATTTATTATTTCTTAATTATTAAAAATTTAATAAAAAAGAAAAGTTATATTAAAAATGAAAGTTTATTCGCAATTTGTTATTGTGGTTATACTGAATATTATGATGTCTATTTAAGGACTCGTGATTATCGCATTTCTAATAATAATGAAATTATAATAACCGAATATATAGATTATAATATTTGCTTAATTTTAATTAATAGAACTTTAAATAAATCATTCATTTGTATAATTGACCGAAACTGTTTAATAAGTAATTTATGTGAAATTATTGATAATTCGAAGTTATATAATAATAGCAGATATGAAAATATTGACATTATTTTAATAGGCTGTCATATAGATAAAGTTGATATTCTTATTCATATTTATATAGTATTGAAAGAATTAAAATTATCGAAATATATAACAAAAACTTATTTATTTTATAATAAATCATTGAAAAGTATTAAATTTAACACATTTAATTCAACACATTTAATTCAACAATAGAAAAAATAAGATATTATTCAAATATTAAATTACCACCTAAAAGAGATATAACTACTTATCAATCTTATTTAAATTTAATGAGATACTAATGAGGTACCAATAAAAGACCAAAAGTATGGTCTTTTTTTCCACCACAACAGGGTCAGTGTAGCGAATGGTAGAACTCCATGGCGTCAATAATGTTATCAAACGACTTGAAAACAAGTTTAACCAGAGACCAATCGGATATACATCCCCTGTCGTAGTGAAGAGTGGCGAAGGTGTCGTCACTGTTTGCAACCAACATTCTATGATCAGCCGAAGAGATGAGAATATACTCACCTTTTAGCTGTTGCATAATCAGGGTTGTGGGCAGTGACTTGTTCTCAGACAAATCGCAAGCAATATCACGAACGAACGACGCAGTTTCAACTGAAATCATTTTTGGCTTTCGCAATTATTTCATTAATTGCAAGAAATCAGTTTTTAAATAAAATGATTTAAATTAATACAAATTTATTTTTATAATAAAAAGACCAAAAATATGATCTTTTTTGTGTGCATCTCAGCAATCCTCACGCCGAATTGTAAATCTCGAGTGCCTCCTCAACACTTTTGACAGATGTTATGTCGATGCGGGAAGACGACCAGTCCAGATGATAACTGATGAGATACACAACGATGAACGACTCCTCGAACGCAAGAAGCATCGCATTGTCACAAGCGTGAATAACATGAATGTCATCATACAAATGAAACGCAATCTTCTCAAGCGGTAATCCCTTGAAATCGCTCAAATCAACCCCAACCAAATGAACATTGGAATAGCCCTCATAGGCAAGCTCCGCAATCGTGTCGATAATAGCTTCGGTCATAGCGTTGTGTGGCTTTCGCAATTATTTTAATTAACTCAAAGAAATCAATTTTTAAATAAAATGATATAAATTAATACAAATATATAAATTAAATTGATGAATAAAAATTTGTTATCATTTAATCACGATAACTTTGATGATATTGGATTAGAATTATTTAAATTATCAATATCGATGACTTATGCACATAAGACAAATAGAATATTGGCATTAAATAATGACAATTATTTAAATGTTTATGATGTATTTATTAAATCTAATTATATTAAAGCTGACTTAAAATTTGCAAATCATTTAAGAATTGAAATTAATGATGATTGCAATGAATCGAGCGATAATTTATTTATTGATTTTGCGAATTTTGATAAATTTAAATATAAATTGATTTCATCAAATATCAGAACTTATTTAACATTATTAATTACAAATAATACCAGATTTATTAATGTTATTTATAATAAAATTAATGAAATTATGAATTATTTCAGTGATTATGATATTCAAAATTATGTTTGTTGTAATATAACAAAGAAAACTTATAATAATAACTTTTATGAAAAGGCTTATTATCGACATTTCAATAATAAAAAATTGATTATAAGAGTTGATGACATTGAATGGGCTAAAAAATCAATTGAATTCATTGATAATTCATTTATCTATTTCATTGATGCTTCAATAACTGCAAATAAATATTCTGATTTTATTGTCTTAGCAAATTTTTATAATTATATAATTGATTATAATTATTATTCGTGGTGGATTGCTTATTTATCGCAAGTAGAAAAAAAAGTTATTGTTCCCAATAACAATTATGATTTCTATTTATCTGAATGGATCAAGCAATCATAATTAAATGATTTTATAGAACAAGGCAGCTGAATCATCATTCTCATATTTTACTAAATTAAGAATTGTTTCTTCCGCTTGAATTTCTAAATCTTCATATTCGCGATCATCGTCAAATGAAATGATTATATAAGTATCATCAATATAAATCAATGCTTTCCGATTAGAAATGCTGATGATATCGAACTTATCCTTAAATAATCCTTCAAAAACTGATATGAATGATTTATATAAATCTTGAGGTTTATAATTAGCTAACTTGACTGTATAATAATCAAATAAGTCATTATTTTTGAATTCAATGATATTGTCATAGATAGTATCAAATGTAATGGTTACCGGAGTATTATAAGTATGCATCTTTGTTTTTTATTTATAATTATTTTAATCATTTTTTTTATAATAATAGATTTAAAGGAATAAGATTATAATATGATTATAATGTTTGCCGATATTCGCCGATTTGTGAATCTAATGGTTGATAATTGCTATGTATTGACTAATCAATATAATGATACGACACCTTATGATCTTGAAAAGAATGAGGGAACTAATACAAAACCCGATTATTATAATGAACCAAATGTTTGCCTAAGTTCCATTGTGACAGATGCTTAAGGATTTATTATTTTTATTATAAGTATGAACGAACATATTGATAATTTATTTTTCAAAAATAAAAAAGATATTTCTGAAAAAGAAAAAGAAGAAATAAATAATTTGATATTAGAATCTTTTTCAAAATCTCGATTCAAATATTATGATACTTGTGTTTATTATAAATATGATAATAAAATTATTGCATTTGCTGGTCTTTATTTCATTGATAAATATTTATCAATAAACCAATTATGTGTTAATCGAAATTATAGGACTTGTGGCATCGCAACCTTATTATTAGAATTTATTAGAATGATTTATAAACATATACCAATTATTTTATATATCAATAAAAATAATAAAAATAGTGAATATCTCTTTAATTTCTATTCTAAAAGAGGATTTAAGGAAATTGATTATTTGCAAACACTCAATTTGAATTATAATAAAGATATTGAATATTTACTCATCAATTATTAGTGGATCCAAAACCGCCTTCATTTCTCTTTGTAGTTTCAAACGAATCATTTGAAACCTCTTTCATTGAAACATAAGCCTGTTTTCTGAAAATTAATTGGCAACATTTGAAAGGAAATTCAATTTCTGCCGCCTCACTTGCGACTTTTGTCAATGCAATCATTAGATTTCCGCGATAACTATTATCAATAATACCAATATTATTTGATAACATATAGCCTGATTTACTAATTGAACTTCGAGGCACAATTTCCGCATAATATCCAAATTCAACTTGAATTTTAATTCCGGTATCATATAAAGCAGTAGTTGAATTAAAATCTTTAATTTTCTTAATAATACTCAAATCATAACCGACATCACTCCAATTAGTCTTTGATGGAACAACAGCATTTTCATCAGAACTGATGAAAGAACATTGAGGGATTAGATTTGTATAATTTGCAACTTGAATTGAATAAGAATCATCGATATTTGAATATAAGAAACCTAAGAAATCAACAGAACTGCAACCCAATTTAAAGATAATTTTACTGGGAAGTCTAATATAAGGAATATTTACATAATCAAAAATTTGAGTTACCAAATCATCATTAAAAATCATTGGTCTAATTAAAATCAAATCATTATTATTGGAATTATTTAAATTCATTAAATGCGAATATTCATAAAGACCTCGCAAAAATGCTTTCTTCTGATCATTTGTAAATGAAGAGAGATTATTAAGACTTGCTACGATGTCATTAAAATCTTTTTCATCGTGAAGTGTCATTGATAGTTTTTCTTCATTATTCAAACCAGCAGTGGCAAATGCGATATCGTCATCTTCTTCTTCGGCTTCCTCATCATCATCATCTTTATTAGTTTTAACATCATAGATAATATCAACAACATTTTTAAAAAGATTTAGAACTTTCTTATCTCCTTCTTTATCGACATTAGTCAATTCATAAGAATAATCGGAAAATGAAGATTTAGAACCACCGATATTTAAGAAAAAACCGAGACAATAAGCCTTTTCAGTTGTATCAATTGTTTTTAAATAAGAAGTTTTAGCTGACATTTTTTAATATAATTATTATAATTATTAAATTCTTAAATGATTATCAATGGATTATAAAGGACTGTCAGTTATAGTCATTCCGCAATATTCAACATTATTCAACTTAAAATCTTGTTTTTTATAAATACCTATATTTATTGATTCTTCTAAAATCCATTTGAAATTTGACCAAAATTCAGGAGTATGTCCAATACTTTCAGTGCAAATGTGTGCTAATTCGTGGAGAACTACAAACATCATCGTGTTCAAATCCATTAATTTATTATTTGTTCGCAAACATAAGACGATCTGTTCGCCTTTATTAATAGAATAACTCGTATAATTAGGATCATCAATTCCTTCTCTGATATTATCAGGTCTGAAATTAGCAGCCATTCTTTTACTTCTTGCTTCATTTGGATAACTCTTTACAATATGTTTAACAACTGTCTCCAAGTTTCCTCGAATTTTAGCAATCAAATCAGCAGCTTCTTGTGAATCATCTTTTATTTGAACCTCATAATTCCTATTATCAATTGTTGAAACAATCTTTTCAATTTTGCTATAATAATGATATTGATATAAAAGATAAATAAACGCAATACTAATGATTATTATGATGAATCCTTGAAAACTTATATTCATTCTATAAAAAAGACAATAAAAACAAAAATAAAAAATGATATTTGATTAAATATAAAAGTTAAATCAAATTAAATAAATACAATGAATAGTTTTCCTAGAAATGATATCGATGACCTAAAAGATAATAAAACTGATATTATTTATCAAATTACTGATTGGTTTATACCTGAAAGTGATAAAAATAAGGAAGATTTTGAAACTGATGAAAATTATACTATTTATATTTATGGAACTAATAATGAAGGAATTACAATTTGCACAAAAGTTATTAATTTTAAACCATTCTTCTATGTTAAACCTCCTGAATCTTGGGAATGTTTAGATATGAAAAAGTTTAATAATAAAATGAAGAACTTTGAAAATAAATTGCGTCAAGATTCATATCAATGTAAATTTAAGGGCGGTAAAACTTATAATAAAAAGATTATAAATGATAATAATCAAAGTCATTTTCATAAAATTGAATGTGTAGAAAAAAAGGATTTTTGGGGATTTAGTAATAATCAAAATTTTAAATTTCTTAAAGTTATTGTTAAATCTCTTTCTATGTATAATAATCTTAAATATTTCTTTCAATCTGATGAAATTATTAAAGAAGGTTTTAAATTATATGAAAGTAATATTGATCCATTCTTGCGATTTATCCATCTTAAAGAAATTAAACCTTGTGGTTGGATTAAAGTTAATAATTATTCTTTAGAAGATATACCAGATACTATATGTAATTGGAATATTACTGCTGATTGGAATGATATTCAAGCAATGAATATTAATAAAATTGCACCTTTACTTATCGCATCTTTTGATATAGAATGTACAAGCTCTCACGGAGATTTCCCAGTAGCTATTAAAAATTATAAGAAATTAGCACAAGATTTATGTTATTTATCTAAATTAAATTTGGATGATGAAAAATTATGTGATTATATTTATAATGCATATTCAAATGATGTAATATTTACACCTAATTTTAAAATTAATCGTCTTTATTCTAAAAATCCTATTGATAGTAAAGTTAAAGAAATTCTCAAAACTAATGAAGCATCTATTAGATTTCTATTAAATAAAGTTAAAAATACAGATATTAATGTAAATGATGATGAAGATGACGATGATGGCGAAGATGAAATTGAAAATTCTAAAAAACTAACAAGTAAGGAATATAATGATATTGAAGATGCTTTAAATAGTAAATTGAGTGAAATATTACCTGCATTAGAAGGTGATAAGATTATTCAAATTGGAACAACAATTCATACATTCGGTAGTGATGATATTATTTATAAAAATATTATTACTCTTGATACTTGTGATGAAATATCAGATGTTGATGTTAAAAGTTGTAAAACTGAAGCTGAATTATTAATCTCTTGGAAGCGTCTAATGTCTAAATTAAATCCTGATATAATTATTGGATATAATATTTGGGGTTTTGATATTGAATACATTTGGGACAGAACTGTAGAATTAGGGATTAATAAACCATTTAAAATGGGTTTGGGACGAATCATTAACAGAAATTGCAATCTTGTTGAACAAAAGCTTTCATCATCAGCTTTAGGTGATAATATCTTTAAGTTATTTGATACTGATGGTGTTGTTTATATCGATTTATTTAAAGTCATTCAAAAAGATTTTAAGTTAGATAGTTATAAATTAGATAATGTTGCATCTATTTATATTGGCGAGAATAAGGATGATTTGAAACCTAATGAAATTTTTAAGAAATTTAAGGGAACTTCTGCTGATAGATGTGTAATTGCTAAATATTGCATTCAGGATTGTATCCTTGTTAATAAACTTTTACATAAATTAAAAATTCTTGAAAATAATATTGGAATGGGTAATGTATGTTTAGTTCCTTTAAATTACCTTTTCCGTAGAGGTCAGGGAATCAAGATATTTTCATTAGTTGCTAATGAATGTATGAAAAAGGATTATTTAATTCCTGTTATTAAAAATTTCATATCTGATGAAGATGTAGAAGGTTATGAAGGTGCTATCGTTCTTAAACCTAAAGAGGGTATTTACTTAGATGAACCTATTGTAGTATTTGATTATGGTTCATTATATCCATCATCTATGATTTCTAAAAATTTATCACACGATACTTATATATTTGATGAGAAATATAAGGAATTAAAAGATGATAATGTTGAAATTATTAAAGTTAGTTATGATTTATATGAAGGAAAAGGAGATAAGAAAGTAAAATCTGGAATTAAAGATTGTTATTTTGCTAGATATAAAGATGGACGAAAAGGAGTTATTCCTGATATTCTTGAAATGTTATTAAATGAACGCAATAATACTAGAAAGAAAATTGAATATAAAACAGTTATTACTAATGATGGAAGAGAATTTAGCGGATTTTTACAAGAAAATGAAAATGAAATTATAGTAATTGATGTAGAATTAAATGTAAAAACTATAATTTCAAAAAAAGAAGTTAAAAATACTAAAGCTACTTATAATAAATTTGAATGTGCTGTATTTGATGCACTTCAAAATGCTTATAAGGTGACAGCAAATTCTCTTTATGGACAAATTGGAGCTCGAACATCTCCAATTTATTTGAAAGATATTGCTGCATGCACTACTTCGACTGGTAGAGAAATGATTATGTTAGCAAAAAAGTTTGTTGAAGAAAATTATGAAACTAATGTAATTTATGGAGATAGTGTAATGCCTTATACACCTATTACTTATAAAATTGATGATAACATTAATGTTAGCACATTTGAGAAATTAGAAGGTGAATGGTTTGAATATAATAATTTTAAACCATTTGATAATGACAGATTTAATAAAGAACAATTTATTCCAAATAATATGTTAGTTTGGACTGGTAATGAATGGAGTAAAGTTAATAGAATTATCAGACATAAAACTATTAAAAAAATTTATAGAGTATTAACTCATACTGGATTAGTTGATGTAACAGAAGATCATAGTTTATTAGATGAAAAATCACAAATAATTAAACCAGTAGATTGCGTTATAGGTCAAGAATTATTACATTCAAAACCTGATATTACAATTGGAAGTAATAATATTGATGAAGAACAAGCTTATATTTATGGTGTATTTGTGGGTGATGGCTCTTGTGGAAGTTATAAATATAAAGATAGAATTAAATATACTTGGGCTATAAATAATAAAGATATTGCTTTATTAGAAAAATGCAAAGATATATTAGAAAGAATTGAAAAAATACCATTTAAAATAATTGATACAATTAACTCATCAAATGTTTATAAATTAATTCCATTTGATGGTGGATATAATAGTATCAAAAAATTAGTTTTAAAATATAGAGAAAATTGTTATTTAGAAAAATCAAAAATAGTTCCAAATGAAATATTGAATAGCAATATTAATGTTTTGAAAAATTTTAGATTGGGATTACATGATACTGATGGTAACAGAAATGGAAGTTTAAGAATTGATACAAAAAATCAAGTTACAGCTCAATCGTATTGTTTGCTGTTTCAATTATTAGGTTATAATGTTTCAGTTAATACCAGAAGTGATAAACCAAATATTTATAGATTAAATTATACATTTAAAAAACAAAGAGTTAATTCAATCGCAATTAAAAAAATAGATTTATTACATAATAATTATAATGGTTATGTATATGATATTGAAACAGAAAAAGGCGTATTTCATGGAGGAATTGGAAATATTATATTAAAAAATACTGATTCTATTTTCTGTAAATTTAGAATTAAAGATGAAAATGGTTTAGAAATAACCGGAAAAGATGCATTACCACAAGCGATTAAGATTGGTGAAGAAGTTGAAGCAAAAATTAAAAAGTTTCTTCCCTATCCTCAAAAATTGAATTATGAAAAATGCTTATTTCCATTCATCCTCTTTTCCAAAAAGCGATATGTGGGTAATTTATATGAAAAAGATCCTAACGCAAAACCCAAGCAAAAGTCTATGGGAATTGTGCTTAAAAGAAGAGACAATGCAAATATAGTTAAAAAGGTATTTGGAGGTCTTATAGATATCATTTTAAATAAACACGATTTGAATCTTTCAATTAAATTCTTAAGAGATGAATTAAAAGATTTAGTCGAAGGTAAGACAGATAAAAAAGATTTGATTCTATCAAAAACTTTAAGAGGGTTTTATAAAGACCCAACGAGAATAGCTCATAAGGTTTTGGCGGATAGAATAGCGGTCAGAGATCCCGGAAATAAACCGGCGGCAAATGACAGAATTCAATATATTTATATTAAAAATAAAGATGCTAAACTTCAGGGTGATAAAATAGAAACGCCTGAATTTATTGAAAGTAATCAATTAGAACCAGATTATCTTCATTATATCACTAATCAAATTATGAAACCGGTTTTACAATTATATGTATTATGTTTGCAAGAATTAGATATTTATTCGCAAGAACCTGATTATTGGATGAAAATAGAGGAAGAATTGAAATTAAAAGAAATGTATAAAGACGATACAAGAAGAAGTAATCGTCTCGCTAATCTTAAATTATTGAAAGTTCAAGAACTATTATTTGACGAATTCATTTGTAAATTGAAAGAACCTAAGATTTCGAAAAGAGCAATTAGTAAAACAACAAAAGAACCAGTGAAAGAACGAAAAAGTAAAGTAGCAATTATTAATGATGATGATGTAATAGGTGGAGGAGGAATTATTAAAGGAGATATTCGAATTACTGAAAGTAAGGCAAATAAAACAATTAATTATAAAGCAAAGTTTGGTAAAGAAATAATTGAAGGTGAAAACCCCATTGAAGGTAATACTAAAGAAAAAATGCTTAAACAATTACTATCAGATATTTATGATAAATATCCAGATAAAATATTCGAATTCAAAGTTAATTTTAAGGCATTTATTAAAGATTATAATTATTTTAAGGTAAGATATAATAATTTATCTCAACAAGTAGCAACAAGTGCAAAACTTAGTATAAGTGAAATTAAAGAACAAAATTCATTAATTAATAATATTATCTTTATCAAAATTAAAAATAATATAAATCTTGTTGAATAATAAAAAGAAATTATAATGGGTGGTGGTGGAAGTTCTGCAAGATATGCTGACGCAAGACCAACAGAACCAGCAAATACTTCAATGAATACCCACGGTTTAGTTGATAATTTTTCTAATTATGATAATTACAATAATTATGATAATTATATAATTATTATTAAAGAAATTATTATATTTTTATTTATTATAATGCTTTTAATTTTATTAATTATTTTGCTTTTTAAATGTAGAAAGAAGAAATAAAAAAGTATATAAGGATAAGTTATTATTAATATTCAAATAAAAGAAATGTAACAAATAAATTATTTTCTAAACTTATAATAAAAAGAAATACAAAAATTAAAGTAGATTATGTTAAAAATTATTTGACATAATCTACATTGGGACTATAGTTTAGTGGTTTAAAAATGCGGATCTTATTAATCTGAGTCATGGGTTCGATTCCCATTAGTCCTATTTTTATTTTTTTAAAAATTATTAATATAATAATTATCTTTTACATATATAATATATTCAATTTTATTTACATAATAATTCGTTTTCCTCTTTTAGTGAAAATATATAATTCAAATTTATAACCAGCATCTAAACAAGCTTTTTCTTTTAATTTTATTTCATCAATTGCTTTATTATAAGTCCAAGTTGATTTAACTTCATATATTGTATTATTTTTAGGAATATAAACATCACAATAATATCTTCTTATTTTATCATTCATTAAATACCATATTTCAGGAACTTTATTTCTATCTACTAAAATATCATTTATTGCATAACCATCATTTGCTAAAAATTTTAATAAATAAGGTTCATAACCTTGAACTTTAATAATACTACCACAAGGAAAGACAAATTCTTTTAGATTATAAGCATTCTTTCCTGATTTTTCGGCAATCTTTGCATTTTGAATTGCATTTTTAACACCATATCGTTCTAAACAAGTTTTTTCTCTTTTAATTATAGATTCTTCAGTTTGTGGAATATAATTAACACCATAACGTTGAAAACAAGTATTTGCCGTTTTATTTTTAATTTCTTCAGTTTTCATAGGATTTTTATTACCATACCTTTCTAAACAAGTTTTTTCTTTCTTTTCTATTATTTCTTTTGTTCTTAGATGGCATTCATTACCATATTTAGTTAAACAAGTTTTTTTGCCTTTATCTCTAATATTTTCACATTGTAATGCATATTCTTTACCATATTTTTCTAAACAAGTTTTTCTACTTTTATTTTGAATTTTTTCTAATTTAATTGGTGATTCAGTACCGTATTTATCTAAACAAGTTTTTCTTGCTTTATCTTTTATATTTTCACATTGAAATACATGTTATTTACCATATTTTTCTAAACAAGTTTTTTTGATTTTCTCTTGTTTATTATTATTAGTGCATTTTTTGCAGAATCCACCGCCAAATTTTCTTAAAGAAATCATACATTTAATATGAGTAATTCCGCAATTACATATAAATTCAACATTAGAATTTTTATTAGTATTTCCAATTTTATCTAAATCAATTTTACAATTATCTCTTTCAATTATAAATTATAAAAACTCTTTATTATATCTAAATTCACTTTTTGCCATAACCTAAAAAGAAAAATTTAAATAAAAGAAAATCATTTTTTATTATAGCAAGAAAGATTATAAAATGTATCTTTTGGTTTATAAGCAGCATAGATGCTACCTTTTAATGTATTATTTCCGGGTCTTTCCTGATATGAAGGCATGTGATGTGGTGCATAAAAATTAGCACTATAAGTTACTGTATCTGGTTCAACGACTGTTTTTTTAATTATATCACTTTTATTAAAAGGGCTTGCATTTTCCGCAATTGAAGATTTATTCATTTCTATTATTATATAAAGAGATTTATATAAATAATAATTAATTATGAGTTTTATTGAAGACGGACTGACAAATGAGGCAATTGTCGAAGTAATTAAGAATATTATTAAGAGAAAAGACGAAGATGATATCAAACAGCTTAATGAATTTGAGAAATACACAAAACTAAAGACTGAATTTGAATTATTTGAAACAAGATATCCGATGTTATTTGAAATGACAACTCGAGATGGTAATTTTGACTGGGATGCTCTTAATTATTTTCTAATGATGAGAACACGAATTATTGAAAAAAAGATGACAAGCGAAGAAGCATCAGTAAAAGTTGGTAAAGAATGGTTTGATAAATTCGTTGATGTAAATAAACTTAATGAATATAAAAGCAATAAAAAACAAAAAAAATAAGAATACTCAGAAAAATTTATTTATAATCTATATCTTCAAAATCATCATTATAATCAATATCATATTCAAATTCATCATAATAATCATTATCATAATCATAGTCATCATAATCATCTTCATTAATTACCGCCAAATCTTCCTTTTCTTTTTCTCTAAGTAATTCTTCTTCATAGAATCGCTTATCAATTTCATCATAATCAATTGGTGGTTCAACGGGATTAGGAGTAGTGATGAAATAATAATGATCTCTTACATCTTTATCAAAATCTTGAGTCATATCAATTGTTTTAAGTTTAAGATTCTCGTCACTAAGCAATGATTTATCAAAATAAGAATCTTTAAAATTGGTTAAATAATAATAATAGAAATCGAATTTATTTTTATTATTTTTTAAATCATATAGATAAATATCTATAAGAATATTCATTCGATGTTTAAGAATATTTTTCTTTAAATCCTTTCGAGACAATAAGAAAGTCGAATAACAATCAACATAATCATTATGAGTGTTAAGATACCGATAGAAATCAAATAGCATTATAGGCGATATAATACTTATTATAATAAAAATAATCATTTTTTATTTTAGACGTTTAATTAAATTATTAATAGTATCCTGAATTTTATCAATATCTACTTCTTTAGAGTGTCTATAATGAATATATATATTATTATTTTTAATTATCAAAGAAATTCTATTATTTATTTTGAATTCCTGATATTTAAATTCGGAACGATTATCAATATCATTAGTGCAAGCAAATGAATGAGTTTGCATTTTCATTTCATTAAAAGCCAAGCAATAGAAATTATTTACAATCTCCATATTCTCTAATTTCCTTAAATACACATATTGACTATCATTACTTAAATCATAAACATATGATAAATTATTACGATTAAAATAAACAAGCGTCGTTTCCTTAGTTATTTTAAATTTTTGTTTAATCTTATTGATTAAATCATCACTAATGAAAATATTAATCTTATTTAAATCATCATTTGTTTTACTATTCATTATATATATTTCGATAATATTAGTATCATCAGAAATTAATTTAGAAATATCAATCATTATTATAATAATAATCTAATATCTTTTAATCAATTTTTTATTAGAATTACCACAAGCACTACAACCACCAACTCTTTCTAATCTAATACCACCTTTTTTTAATTGCTCTTCAATATAACCTAAATAATCACGATAACTACTAAGTTTTTCTATTTTGGTGCATTTGCTTTTTTCAATACAATCAAATGGAGTTAAGATATTATTTCTATTTAAAATAATTAAAGCTTTATTTAAATCTTGTTTTAATATTTCTAAAACTTCTTTACTAAGTATCATATAACCTTTAAGAAATGTGGATTCGTATGTATAATTAATGAGTACATAAAAGATTTTTCTTATAATTCTTTTTAAATTTTTAATATCAGCATTAGGATATTTATAACTTTTTATAGAATTATTTTCAATAATATAAAGATATAATAAGTTCAAAAAACTAATAAACATTACATGAATTTTAACAGGAGCTTTTAAATTAGCAATTAAATTAAATAAATCTTCAAAATCGCGACCTGCGTTATATGCTCTATATGCTTGTAATGCAGTTGTAGTAACTAAGAATGCAGGTACTGTTCGTGGTCTATGTTCTGGAATTAAAGTTTTAATATATGCTTCTCTTTCTTTAATAATCTTGGCATTTTCATTAATATTAAGATAAGCAATTGTAAACATCAAATAAAATAATAATAATTCAAATGATAAATTATTTAATTGTTCATCTGATAAAAAATTTCTATCTATATCTGCATTTTCGTGTGATCTATTTATCAATAAATGTATCATAATATTATAAGGTATTTTTAGTGATTTATCATCTTTACGACTTGGCATTAAAAATAATTATTAATCTTCTAATAATTACATAAGAATTAATTATTTTTTATGATTATTAATATTAGATATTAATAATGAATGATTGTTATGATATTGTCAATTTACCCGATTATGAAAAAGATTGCTGGTTAAATAGTATTATAATGGCAGTATTATATAGTCAATATTCGCGTGATTTTTTATTAACAACTTTAAGTGAAATGAAAGATAATATTTATTTAAATATTTTCAAAAATATTTTAATATCTTATTATTCCAATAAAAGAAATGCAAATGTTTATTATAAGACATTAAAACCAACTGAATTATTATTACAGATTGTATTACCAAATTTAAGTCAAAGAGAATATTCTTTAAGTGAATATGAATGGACAGAATCAAATATAATTGATTTTTATCAATATTTGGGTGTTAATTGTCAAGATTTAATTTATTATAAAAATAGTGAAGATAAAGACCGATATATATTAAATTATATTTCAAAGAGTAATGCTATACCTAATACAGCCCCTGATGTCGTGGTTTTATTTCATCAAAATCTTAATTCATTAGCAAATGATATGCAAAACTCACGTCAAAAATATCCAGATATTCGCAAATATATATTAGATAGTAAAACAACAAATGTTGGAACAATTGCAACTTATGAAAATGAGGTTGAATTTATGGGAGTAACTTATATATTATCATCTTGTATAACTAATAATAATGAAGGAGATCATAAATATAGATCTTTAGTAGGTGTTATATGTAATAATGAGAAAAAGGTTTTTAATAGTCATTACGAAACTAAAACAAATCCTTGTTCAATAATTAAATATGATTGGGATGTTAAGAAAAATGAAGAATTTTGTTTTAATCCCTCTGAATGTAAAATAAATTTATCAACAAATAGAAATTTAAATATAAAAGATTTATGTTTTAATTTTGGAAATGGTAATCGTATTTTAATATATATTCGCAAAGATAAGATAATAGAATCAAGAATAGCTTTAGAAAAAACTGAATTATTTGATCTTGCACCAGAACCAGTTTTAACTAATTATATTGAAGAAGTCAAAAGAATACAAGAATTATCACCAGTCAAACTTTACTGTGAATTAGAAAATGTTATGGGAAAACCTATTAATATACGAAATATAAAATTTGATAGTAATCGTGATGTAATTGAAAAGATTTTATTAGAGGCTAAATTATCAACAGCAAATGTCGAAACACCGCAAATTATTGAAGAAGTTGCGGCAGTTACTGGAGGTATTGGAAAACAAAATAAAAAATATACAAAAGATGAGTTATTAGAATTGATTTATAAACAATTAAAGAAATGCAAAAAAGAAGAATTGCATTTATATTTAAGAAATCTCCAATCAACAATTAAGAAGGCATAAATCAACAGTTGCGCTTTCCCTTGTAAGCATTGGAATTTCAATTGGTTTATTATCGTAAATTTCAGTATTATTATAAATGTGCATATAATAATACTTAAGAAAATTCTTGAAATAAATCGCAGAATAATATAACATTCGCTTTTCTAATTATTTTTATTAAAAATAGCAAATCATATTTTTATTTTTATTATATATAAAATAAAACAAATGAACAATCAATATGAAATAATTGATGGTAAAAAATATAAAAAATGTAAAGAAAATCAAATAAGAAATCCAATAACAAGGAGATGTATTAAAAAGAAAGAAGTTAAAGAAAAGGGATTTAAGGAAAAGGAATGTCCGCCAAATAAGATTTATAATCATATAACAAAAAGATGTGTTTCAATTACTGGCGCAATTGGTAAAAAACTATTAGGATTAAAAAATAGTTATGATAAAAAAGCGAAGGCGGCAAATATAATTAAGAAAAATATGAAACGGTTTTTATTACCATTTATTAACAGAGTTTCAGCAAATATTTATGATAGAATTAATTATTATAATAAGATTATTAAGTTTTTTAAATTAAATAAATCAAATAATAATTATTGTGTTAGTATAGATAGTTATAATAAAGAAGGAAAACCAATTTTAAAAATTGGCGATAACATTATACTTAAGAAACAAATAGGTTCTCAAAGTTCTCATGGTGCAATTTATTTAAGTAGTTTCAGAGATAAAAATAAAAAACTTTTTAAATATGCTATTAAGACAATACCTATTACATATAAAACTGTTATTGAAGTTGATATAATTGAAAAATTAAATAAAGTAGTTTTGGCAGACAAATGTCCACATTTTCCAATTTCTTATGGAATTGTTAAATGTCTTAACAATCCTAATATAACTGAAGGTTTTCCATTAAATAATAAAGATTATTATGTTTATTTAACTGAATTAGCATCAGGTGATTTTAATTCTTATAATAAAAAGAATGGTGAATTGAATGGTAATGCATTAGCACAGGCATTTATTTCATTAATGTTTTATTATAAAGAAATTAAGAGTTATCATTGCGATGCTCATAATGGTAATTTCCTTTATCATAAGATTAAAAAAGGCGGTTATTTTCACTATCGAATATTCAAAAAGGATTATTATATAGAAAATCTGGGTTATTTATGGATAATATGGGATTACGAACAGTCGGTTCCCTTAACTTCTAAATTAAGCAATCATAATAAGGAATTAAAAATGAGCGAGGATTTCTTCAATATCTTCACTTATTTATATATGTTTGATAAATCAGATAAATTTAAACAAATAAGAGAACAACTTTTTATTGAAAATAATAATAAAAATAGAAATTATGATAAAGTTTTATTTGAAACATATATTAAAGAAATTTTAGAATGTTTATGTAAAGTCGAATTTATATCAAAGACTAATAAAGATTTTATTATAATAAATAAAAGTCCTTATATTATTGATAATATTTCTCCAACATAAGATAACTAAACAAAGCAAATGAATATAAGCTAAAACCCCAAATAGTATCCATCAAAGCAACCTTTATATCATAATTTTTAAAGATGGCGTCATTTGTTGCGTGTAATACTATATAAAGGATTATGGCAAATCCTCCACCATATCGAAGAGAAACCGCCAATAATTCCAATAATGATAATTTTTTGATATCAAATTTATATTTAACTAATGGAATAATAATTGTAAATAGACCAATAAAAGCAAATAAATATGAAATGAAACCACTGAAAAATTTTAAATTTATATCAGATCCTTGAACTTTGCGAACAAAGAGATTATAATGATAACTATTTGAATATAACCACGTCATATCTAAAATTATTGTTATAATTGCAATGATTAAAATTTTAATAATAGAATTCATTATTCTTATTCTTATTTTTATTGTTGATAAAAAATGAATATTTATAAATTATTTATCAATTAAGAATTATAGAATTATAGAATTTATGATTGATGATATTAAAGAAGATTATTCAATACCATTATCGGCTATTATGAAAAGTTGCGATCATAGACTTATGAAATATATTTCTCCAAAATTTTATGATAATTATGATTTCATTTATAGTGCAATTAAATATGATGCATTTTGTTTAAAATATGCATCATCTCGAATCAAAGATGATTATGCAATTGCTTATGAGGTTATTATAATAAATCCTAATGCAATTCAATTTATATCAGAAAGATTAAGAGATGATTATAAGATTGCTTATACTGCTGTAATTTTGAATCATAACACCTATAAATTTATATCAAAACGATTGAAAAATAGCAAAGAATTTATTATAAATATTATTAATGAAAATCCATTTATTTTTAAATTCTTGCCTTCCTATATAAGGAATCGTTTAGATATCGTGAATGAAATATTAGGAATAAATGGAAGATTTCTAATAGATATGAATGAAGATATTAAGAATAATAAAGAATATGTATTAAAGGCAATTGAAAGCAATTCATTTATTTTTGAAGAACTTTCAAATAAGATGAGAGATGATGAAGAAATAGTCTTATTCGGAATCAGTAAAAATCCTTATATCTTTAAATTTGCAAGTGATAGATTAAAAGATAATAGAGATATTGCATTTGAAGCAATTAAATCGGGAACTGGTTTTAATCTCAAATATGCTTCCTATAATCTTAAAAATGATATTGAATTAGTGAGATCAGCAATTCAAACAAATTCATTAGCATTTGCTTATGCATCACAAGAAATAAGGATGAATAAGGAGTTTATATTGGAATTGGTAAAGACAAATATTCATATAATGGAGAATGTTTATAATGGTTTAAGAAATAATTTTAAATTTATTAAAAAAATAATTGAAATAAATGAAAAGGGCATTATTTACATTGATAGATCAATTAGACAAGATAATCTAATGATGTTAGAATTATATAGGATTAATAATAAAATTCTTAAATATTGCAGATGTAAATTTATAGAAGATATTCAAACAATCGAGAATGCGAATTCATTAGATATCACTTTGATTTATAATTATAGTGATTATATTCATCTACTTGAAAATAAAGAAGTTATTCTCACTTATCTTTATAATATAGATGATTTTGAATTCATTATTTATAATAAATATTTATATGAAATTATTTGTGAAACTCCTGAAAAATATAGCAGGATAATTAATTATCTCTTAAATATGAAAAAATATAATTTAATTTATAATAATGAAAATATAAATTTATTTATTAAAAACAAATTTAAATTAATTATTATGAATATTGATGAAATTAATAATGATTATAATGAAATTGATTTAAAGAAATCTATCGAAAATGAATTTGCATCATTTCAAATCATTTGGATATAAAATATGATTTTGATAATTATTATCATAATTATTATAATTATCATAATCACAAATGAATGCGACATTACAAACCGATTATAATAAAGGCGATATGACTATTTTTATTGTGATGATTACTTGTCTTGTTGGCAGTGTTCCATTTATTTATTGCTGTTGCTATTATATGTTATTTTGGCGCAGATATTTATATGCCTATGGTGAATTTATTGAAAATAATAATATCAATAATAATCAAGCATTTAAGTGTAAGTCTTTATATGAAACTTGTTTCGGAACAGTAGCACCTCCTCGTTTAACAAAAGTTATTGTTGTATCATTGGTAAATATAAAAAATAGTCCAATAGAACCTTTATAATAATAATAAAAATAACTTTTTGTTTTTATTTAAGTTTTTATTTATAAAGATAATTCAATTTCTGAAAAGTTTTCTAATACAATCTTTTCTAAAATCTTTTCAGAAATTGAATTATATAAAGCAATGAAAGCGAGCATTTGATGATAATTAAGTTCTATATCAATAAACAAATCAGTATTTTTATATCGCCTTTCATATAATTGACATATTGTAAATATACCACCATAAAAATGTATAATTCCTATTATATTATCTTCATCATTATAAATAACCATTTCATTTATAACTGATTTTAATTCACTCTTCCAATCATATTTTGTTTCTAAATAATATTCATAAATAGTATTAATAATGTCAGTTTCATCATAATTCATTATTATAATAATTATAGATGATTATTATTATTATTAATGATTATCATTTTTTATTATTCTTTAATACTTCTGAGATAAAAATTAATTTTTCTTGATTTGACAAATGAGCGGAAGCGTTCAGTCCATTCTATATCCCATTTACCATCTTTTTTATAATTACTCATTTTTAATAAGTAATTTGATGAAGACAGATAAGGTCGTTTCATTCCAATTGAGCTAAAATAACCCATACTATAAATATTAGGAATCATTACCCAATCAAATGCATCAATACTCACAACTTCCATAAACCATTTATAAATATCTGTTGGTTTTATTTCTGATAATAATAAGAAATTTAGAAAAACCATTAATCTAATTATATGATGTGCATAACCATATTTAATTGCTTTATTAATTTCAGTATCTAATAATAATAATCCTGTTGTTCCCTGATACCAAGATTTACTTATTGACTTTTGATTATTATGATTATTGGAAGCTAACAATTCATTATATTTATATTTATAAAGATATCGCATATATTCACGCCATCCAATCAATTGTCTTATAAATCCTTCAAATGCATTTAAAGGAACTTTAGATTCATAAGTTTTATAAATTTCTATTAATTTTAATGGTTCTAATAATCCAATATTTAACATAGGACTTATAATTGAATGATAATTGAAGGGATTATTATCACGAATAACATCTTGAAATAATCCAAATTTATTTAAATTGGTATTTAAGAAATAATTGAAAGCCACATAAGAATCTTTTGAAGTTATTGGGTAAAATTGCATCGTTTCTAATGTTGGATTTCCTATATGAGCTTTAAAAAAAGGAGATTGTGAATATTGAACGGCTTCTTTATAATAATCGATAGTTGTATTATTAATGTAACTAATGGTTTCATTAAATTCAATTGTTTCTTTTGGATTAGAGCGATTATAAACATCTTGATTCTTAACTCCTTTGAGTATTCCCAATTTATTCTTAATAAATTCATAAAAACTGGCGTGTGTAGGTGTCTTATTTTTCCTGTTTTTATTATAACTTTCAAGGTCTGTATTTTTCATTATAAACATTGGCGTATCTTCTTCTTTGAGATTGTCATAAACTCCCAAACTTTTATATTTTTCTATTAATTTAAAATCATTAATATCATAACAATAAAATAAGCATTTTTTGAGAAATTTATAATCAGTCTTAACTTTCAGTAAATCTTTAAATTCAATATAAACAACTTTCTTAGTCCCCAAAACAGATTTTAAATAGTCATAATAGTGACGCATACACGCCCTTAAATAGGCTATCTTAATTTTATTCGGTTTTATATCAGTCGTTGAGAAATAATGTGGTTCTTCAATTAAATAAATTTCCTTAAATCCTTTTAATCTCTTAACATCCTCAAATAATTGATTTGGGAGTATTAAAAAATTATTATCTTTATTCATTTTTAAAAATTGATTTTATTTAAATTTATAATAAAAATAAATGAACAATAACTTTCAAATTCTAATTATAATAATTATTATCAATATAATATTTAATTATCTATTTATTCCAAATGATGATGATGATGATGCTTGCTATAATCTTTATAAGCTTCATAATCGCCACAACCCTTATAATATTAGATTGAATTGTTTAATAATTGATCATTATAATTAAAAAATTGATTTTTGGTATTTATGATAATAATCATACAAAAATAATGGATATTATTCTGTTCTGCTTTATTGCGATGTTTACTATATATTTCATAATAGTCAATTATAATTTTCTAATATTTGAAAAAAGTGGTAATTATACGAGACATTATCATAAACATAATGGTTATTTGCTAAATAGCTATAATCCAATTTATGACAAATTAGTTTATTATAGATATAATCATTTTCATAATTATTTATTTGAATTTGATTAATTTTTTATCATTTCAATAAATTCGGCTTCAGTTATTACTATTATTCCTTTTTCTTGTGCTTTTTTAACTTTTACAGTGATTTTAGTTGAATCTTTTATAATTAAATAATTAGTTGCTTTTATTATGGTTGAATCGACGAAACCATTATTTTTTTTTATTTCTTCTTCATAATCCTTATTACGAAATCCGGTAAAAACGAAATGCTTATTTTCAAGTTTTTTATTAATTTTTGCTACAGAGACTTTCTTTTGTGGTTTTTTATCAGATTTCTTTTCTAAACTCATTCCTAATTCTTCATAAAATTCATAAAATTTATTTATATTATCAATAAATTGTTTAGCAGTAATATCACCCATACCATTAACAGTTTTGATATCACTTACTGATAACTTAAGAGCTTTTTGTTTATCACTACAAACAAACGGATATTTTTCTAAAATGAGATTTAATTTCTTTTCGCCTAAACCTCTACCAATAATATTCGAAGCAATCATTATTTCTTTACAATTCTTTTTCTTGATTTCACTTAAAGCAGCGATTAAATTATTTGAACTCTTTTCCTTAAATCCATCAATTTGCATAACTTCATTTTTAGTAATATTAATAATTTTATATAAAGTATCAAATGAATTATCATATAATTTTGTTATAATACCTTCACTAACACCTTTAATTTCAAGTGATTTCATAAAAAAGACAAAGGTTTTTATATCTTGATCTCTATTCTTTTCATTTGAATCAACAATGATATCAATATTAGTTTTATTCCATTTATATGCAATCTGTGGCATTAATGGTTGTTTATTATCAGCTTCTTTTAATATCGCTATTATATGTGGAATAACATCACCCGATCTTTGAATTTTGATGATAGAACCTACACCAATCAAATGTTTTTTGATAAAATCTGCATTAAAACCAGTGGCTTGTTTAATGACAACACCATTAATAGTTATTGGATTAAATTTAACAATAGGTTTCAAATATCCATCTTTGCTAACATTCCATTCTACATCAATTACTCTTACTTCTGCTTCTTCTAATAATAAATTTGATTTAAAGGCAAAGGAATATTCGGGATTTTTGCCTTCTTTAAGTGAATATTCTTTATTATGAGTGATTACAATTCCATCAATTTCATATTCACTTTCTTTTTTATATTCTTTCAATAATTCAAGTAAGATATCATTAGTTAAATGTTCTCGCAATACTTCGTGTTTAACTATTTTAAAACAAGCTTCTTTATTGGCTTTCTTTAAACCTTCTAAATTTGAATGTCTTTCACTCACGAGATCATAAACGACGAAATCAATTAATGATAATACAGAACCATTAGGTTTTTTACTATTGACAACACCAGCAACGAGATTACGAGGATTTACTCCTTGATCTTTGACTTTTTCCCAATTTTCTTTAGATAAGAGTAATTCACCTCTGACTGCAATTCCTCTTGGCATAATTCGCGGTATAGTTTTAATATAATCTTTTAAATGAGTAATATCTTGTCCAAATGTTCCATCACCACGAGTATATAAACGAACTTCATCTTTATGTTTATCACTGACAACTAAACAAGAAATACCATCTAATTTTTCAGAAACGACATATTCCATTGGTTTGTGATATTTGGAGAGCCAAGAATTAAGTTCTTTGACATCTTCATATTTAATTTTATCTTGACTACCTAAAAAATAAGGTAATTTAACTTTTAAGTTATCGGGTGGTTTAAAGCCAATTTCTTTTAAATAAGGGTTTTTGGGTGCCTTCTTTTTCAAATAATCTTTGAGTAAATCATATTCAGAATCAGTTAAAATAACATCACCATTTTCAAAATAATTTTTATCTGCTTCTTTTAAGATATTAACTATTTCAGTTATTTTTAAAGTTTTATAATAATCATCTTTAAATAATTCTTTATCTTTTTTAACTTCTTTTTCTTTCTTAGCTTTTGTTTTAAAATAAGGATTTTTAGGGGCAATTTTAAATAATCGCTCTTCAATTAATTTAATATTGCCTTCGGTCAATGATTTATCATTTTTAAGCATTTTAACTAATTCTGGAGCTTTGAGTTTTAAAATATTTATCATCTTTATTTATTTTATTTATTTTATTTATTTTTTATGTATCATTTTTTATATATATATAAACAATAAATTAAATTAATAAATGAAAAATGAATTATAATAGCGATAGTGATAGTGACTTAACTGATGAAGAAACTACTAAATTAGATTCAAAAATCGAGGTCACGAGCATCAGATCTTTTTATGATCAATATTTAAAATCAAATATTCTTTTATTACAACCAGAATATCAACGAGAGTTTTGTTGGTCTCAAATAAAACAAAATACATTTATTGGAACTATAATGAATAAATGGATTATACCAAATATAGTTATTTATAAATTATCTAAGCAAGAATCAAAACAATCAAAATATTTATATGAATGTATTGACGGACAACATAGATTAGTAACAATAAAAAATTATATTGAAAATGTAAATGATAGATTATATTATAAAGATACTGCAGGTATTAAATATTATTATAATTCTTCTAATTTAAAAACAGGATATAAAAATTTGAATAGCAAAGAACTTGATATATTTAATACTTATCAATTATGTATAAATATAATTCAGACAGATAATAAAGAACCTATGCTATTGAATACAAAATGTAAAATATTTAATTTATTACAAAATGGAGAACCTGTCAGTACGTATGAAAAAATTAAAAATTATGACAATCCAATTATTCATTTTATTAAAGATAATAAAATAATGGATTATTTATATGATTTAAATTTCAATAATTTTATTGTTTATAAAAAACACAAAAATTATATTAAATTTTTTAATCTATTTTTTATAATAAGATCATTTTTAATTTTAGACAAAAAAAATTTAAATGTTAATTTTTTAGATTCTAATATAAAAAAACTAATAGAATCTAATGATTATAAAGGAACAAAAGTAACAGAAATAACAACAAATATGGATGATATTTATGTAAAATTTAAAGAAATCATTGTTATTTTATCAAATATTAAACATAAATTTATTCCAGAACTTGCATATATTATAATTTGTATATATGCTAATTTTACTCTAAAGAAAGTTAATAAATTAATAAATGATATTGATTTTATAGCAACATATAATAATAAACTATTATATAGAAATGGAAATAATGGGCGCGTTACAATAATTGAAAATGTTATAAAAGTTTATAATGAAATAATTAAAAAAATTTAATTAAACTTCATCAATTTGTAAATCTAAGGAACTTAAAGTTGCTGGTGAAATTATACCATTAACGCCCCGATATTTATCTAATTTCTTTATACCATTTATAAATAATGGTAAAGTTCTTTTATGTGCATAATCTCTTCGAATCTTTTTAAGAATATATTGAGGAAAAGAAAAATTAATATTTTCAATTATATTATCATAATTAGTGATAACAACATCAATAAAATCAACTGATATATCCTCGGTATATTTTCTTTTTTCTATTAAATTATATAATTTAATAAATTTGTCTCTATTTATCTTTAATATCTCGCATTTTTCCGTAATCTTGAAATAATTGCTTAAAGATACTAAAAGCATTGTAGTTACATTAAGAAAAATATTGGCATTTTTTATTATAATAATATCAGTAATCGTTGAATTTATTATAGTCATTATTACATTTATAAATATAATTGGAAATTCAAAAAAAAATTTAAGATTATAATAATGATTATATGATTCATTACAAATTATTTCATAAATATAAATCTTATCAATATAATCATCAAGTATTATCTTAATGTCTAATTTAGTCATTATAAAAATTAGTTTAAATCTCTCTTTCTCTTTCTTTTTATTTTTTTAAAATATATATAAGGATTTGATTTTATTAATTAAATAGGTGTCCTGTTAGCTCAGTCGGCAGAGCGTTAGGCTTTTAACCTAATGGTCGCGGGTTCGAGCCCCGTGCAGGATGTCCAATTTATTTTTATAAATTTTTATATTTAAATAAAAACTGATTCTCATAATTAATTTTTAAAATTATTGAAATTAATGCTATCACCTGATAATATTACAGATTATGATGATTTAATTGATTATTATATTTGTGTAGTTGCCAGTAATAAAATAAAAGGCGTTATAAAAAGAAAATTTCTTAATTTTGATAGATATATCGAAGAAGAAATAGGCATTTGGACTTAAAACAATTATTTATCCATAAAAGTTAAATCAAATGGGAAAGCCTTTTTATTTATAAGGATATTAAATTGATCTTTTGTTACCTTTTGAAAGTTTATGATAGTTGTATTAACTATCTTTTCAGTAGCTTTTGGTTTATGGTTAAACAACTTTTTATTTTTCAATAAATTATTTAACCATTTATCTTCAGATAATTCGTCTTTCATCAATTTGACACCAGTATTCATATCATCATTACCCGAATAATTCCATAAATACTCAACTAATTCAACAATTTGAGATGGTATCTTAACGCTACTTTCAACATTACCCCAATTTCTATATTTCTTGCCATCATCTAAACTATACTTTTCTTTAAATACAGTAGTAATTCGTGAATCATCATGATGTCTGAAGCTTAGATTTAAGAAATTGTAATCATCTGCGTAATCATAATGTCGATGAATTTGCGAACTAACGCCAAAGTCCCAAATAGTCCATACATAACCGATATTTGGTATATAATAATCAGTCCCATTAATAACATAATGAAAATAACCGCCAGCATCAATTTTCTTAAATAGGAAATTACCAGAATGACTATCATTATGGTTAATTCCAAATGAATGTAATGAAGCTATACACATATAAATTTGTTCAATTGCATTTAATAACAATTCATAATTATTATTATTCGCAATTTTTAATATATAATTGTATAAATCACCTGACATAAGTTCATTTAAAATTGTAATATAACTCTTAGATTTTGTTTTAACTTTAAAGAAATCGGGCAAATCCTCAACATTTGTCATTACAGGACAAACGGTATAATCATACATAACCGGAAAATTAATATAATTATTTTTAATTCTATATTCATTCATTCTTTTCAAGATTTCTAATTCTTTCTTTCCTTCTCTTGTGCTAAATTGAATTTTAGCTGAAAATTGAAAGTCCGGATTATCTATAAATGATGATATAAAATTAATTCCAAATACACTTTTAGATCCAAATTGCTTCACTAATTTAATTTTATCAGCTATAATTAATTCTTTACCTTGTTTTACTATACAAGCTTTCTTATTTATCTTAATTTCTTTAGGTTCCTTAACTTCTTTAGGTTTAGTTACCTTCGGTTCCTTTGGTTCTTTAACTTCCTTTGGTTTAGTTACCTTCGGTTCTTTAACCTTAACTTCCTTAGTTACTTTTGGTTCTTTACGTTCCATTTTAGGGCTTATAATAGTTTTATTAATTAGATTTTCATTTTTTTTACAAATAGTATTATAATATTTGTAATTTATGCTTTTTTCCATTATCTGTTCTTTTGTCAATGGATCCTTTAATTTTTCCATTAACCATTTAACACACACTTCATTTAATATATCAGTATCGCTAATAACTTCTTTTTCTTGTTGTTCTTTTTGTTGTTTTAATAATTCTTTACCAATTTTACCGGTCTTTAATACACATTTTTTTGTTTTAGGATTATAAATCTCATTCTCTTTACAATTTTTACGCATTTATTAGTATAATCTATTAAATACAAAAATAATAATTTATAATTTTGCAATAGTTGTTTTACAACCTTCATATTTAGTAATTTCAGCGGCTATCTTATTCCGCTTTTCAATCCATTCACCATTTTCAATCAATAATCCTTGATCATTTACTTGAAATTCATTCAATTTCTTTAAGATATATCTTTTGAAATTAACAATTATTTTACTTATTAAAGTATTTAAATCTGACCTTGCGCATAATTCATATTTAAATGATTCAATAGATTTATTAAACCATTCATCTAAATGAATTAGTTCATTATCAAT